GATTCCACACTTCCAACTCTTTGCGGATTCTACCATCCGACATGAGGTTGTTGTGACGTTTGGTTGCTAGTTTTTTCCACCACTTGATAATCTCAGGTAGTTCAAATCTATCAAAATTCTCTGCTTTCTCCAGTTTGTCCGTTTTGCCAAGTAGAACATCCTTGGTATTTGTGTATCCATACTCAGACATATAAAATCTTTTATTTGTGGTGACATCAGTAGACTTATTAATGACATCACAAAACATATCATATCCCTTTTCATCGTGCTCCTTGAGTGACGCCTTGATTATTTGTATCATCTTTGTCTGATACTTTAGTTTTCTACTTGATGCGCCTTTGTGGATGAGAGGTTCGTCATTGTTTCTTTCTTCAAACCAATCTCTCAAATGAAAGTATATATCCTCACCCATAGTCAATAAAAAGGATGACATGGTATCACCCTTGTATCTAAGAAACGGACGCATACCATCATACATAGATGCGCCCTTGATGTTGCCATAGAGAGATGTTGTTTCAAACAAACAAAACTCCGTGTCATACTTCTTGTTCAACATTCTGCGAACATCATGCGAACAACAAATCGCAGCCATCAGTTTACCCCCAAGATAATTGAAACCGAATGGTTGAACGGGAACAATGTTGAACCCCATAATCGCACGTTGATTAAAAATGCCAAGATCGGGAACGCCACCAAGATACTCATTTCTGGGTTTAGAGTTGATGAGGGGGGAACCCATCTTGATAAACCCAACTGCTTTGTTAGAGTTGGTCTCTTTCACAATAAGTTTGAGAGATTTTCCTGGCGCCTCATCGGGGGAAAACGAAGCTGTCATTTCCAACATCTGATCAAAGATTTCATTGTTCATCTGAACAACTTCAAAGTCTAAGTCTTCTGGTGGCGTTTCCCAATCTTGAAACATATCATCTTCTACGCTCATGCCAAGTAGAGGTGGTGGTAATTGTTTCACCCTCTCAATTTTTCTTGCACGAAAATAATCGTCAATCCTCTCAAACTTTGAGAAGTATTCGACAACTAGTTTGCTAGCGTAGTATGAATCTTCTTTTGTTAAAATCATGCGAACATAAATTCTGGTGTGGGTCTGTTAGTCCACTTAGAGAAGTGTGCTTTGTATTTGCGATAGTATTCTTGATACGCCTCAACAAAGTCATCACGTTTGACATCATCTGGCATTGCCTGTGGTATTTCTTGGAAAGGGCCATCAGGAATGTTTTTTGGTGGCATCGCCAATTCATTATGTAATTTTTCCCACGAAGCATGAACCTTGCCGTATCGGTGTGTGTATTCTTCAGCGAGCGCTTCCCACAGACCATACATCCATAGGTAATTACCCACAGTGGATCGCACCCAGATGTTTGTCGGGTGATTGATATGAGATGCTTTGTAGAGTGTGTTCTCCATATGAACATCATCCAACCGCCATCGTTTGATACGGCGATTGTTCTTAGTCTTGTCATAGTATTCTTCACCATCAAGAACACGATGAGCAGTAGACATAAGTTGACAGTATTCGATGTTCATTTTCACAACGTGTTTGTCGTTGTGTAACATTGCAGCTACGGTGTAGTTGCGGTCAAGTCCAAATGCGTTCATAATATATACCCCCTAGTATTCATTACATTATACACACAAACCAAGCGGGTGTCAAGGGGCGTCTTTAAGTGCGTCAATCTTCTCCTTAGCAACTGCAAGAGCCTCTTTGTCATTGAAGTATTTCGGTCTTCGTTTTGGAATGTTCTTACCTTCGTTGGCAAACTTCTCGTTCTGTTTGTCTGCTTCCTCAATCTGTCGCTTCATATACTCAAGATACTCGTTAGACCCCCCATCAGCGGCAAGTTCATCCATCATGGTTTGCAAATCTAAACTCTGAATGTATCTGTATTTAGCATCCAGTTGTTTCTTTTCTTTCTGAATCCTACGCAAGAAGGCGTAGTAAGTTATCTGTGTAAAGTATGCGAAAGGATTGGATGATTTGGCAGGATCAAAGTTATTGATGTATGTGATACAATTTTCAATACCATCCAGAATCATTTCTTCTCTGAAGGTGTAGTTTACAAAGTTAGATTTGTATGCGAGGTGGTTTGCAATCTTGACAAAACACTCACCAATATAGTTTGATACACGGGGTGGTGTTTCTCCTGCTTCCTCAGCAGCAACCCTAGCGGTGCGATACTCAGTCATCGCCGCCAGAAATTCTTTGTTGTTGACGTAATGCCTGTTCTCTGTTTTCTTCTTTGCCATAATTAAATCCTTACTAATTCAAAACATTATACGGTATTCTTAGTCAGATGTCAATGATAAAAAAATACCCTTGACATCCGTTGCCAAAATCATTATAATCGAGCTGTGCCTCTAAGGGATATACAGCTTAATGTAAATTTCTTTTTGGCCCCATATTCTTTAGTGACTCCATCAATTCTTCCAATGTCAAATTGTCGTGTTGTTCTAACCACTCATCTGGTGGTTCTTCAGCCATAATCTGTCTCGCCAAGTCATAGTAGTCCTTGGTGTCATCTTCTTGACTAAATTCTAGTGGCACGTTTCTATCTTCCATGTAGGAAGTTGTCATCTTATAAAAATCTGCGTGGTATTGTTCATGCAGGGGCGTTATCGCCAAAATTTTTGATTGTTTAATTTTAAAACTATTTTTTTCAGTGAATGATAACCACGGGCGTAATGAGATCGCCTCTGTTGTTGGGCCCACTTCAATTCTACGAATTTCTAGCGGGAAAGTAGTGGACACAATTTCATCATCTTCTGTTCCGTCAAGTATACCGACACACAGTTGTATTCCGTTGTCGAGACAAATGATACTAGGTTTGCATGTTCCCATCTGACGATATCCTTATTACTTTATAATCAAAGTTTTCTTCATTGTATAATTTGATTCGGTCTAAGACATGGTTCAAAGTGTAATTTTTCTTAGACTTCCAAGAGAGGTCATCACCAACATCAAACAAATTACATGACGATTTGTTGTTACCTTTTCTCAGACCCCTACCAATACTCTGTAGGTTTCTGATCCTACTCTTACTTGGTGAAGCAAACACCACATTGTGTAGGTTTCTTATATTTATACCCGTAGAAAAGGTTCCGTATGAGGCAACAATGATACTGTTATCTGATTGTTCTGTCAAGTATCTAATTTCTTCTCTTTGTTCTGTATCTGTTCCACCCCATACAAAGTGAACATCTTTCTTACCATGTGTGTATCCACTGATTAACTTGTGTAGATGGTCTCCGTGTTTTTCTACATACTGGTATAAAACCAGCGTATTACCCTTCTGTGACGCCGCCAGCTTCGCCAGAATGTCGTTCCTTTCTGGGTTGGATACTAGGAAGTCCATTTCTTCTTGATAAGTCATTTTGGATACCAGTTTTCTCTGTTCATCACTGTATCCAATAATCATACAAATAATTTTTAGGTCTGCCAGTTCCTTCTTGTCCATCAATTTCTTGGTGGTTGTTACCTTGAACACTGGGCCAAACACACCTTCTAACACCAATTTGTGTGTCTTTGTTCCGTCAAGGGTTCCTGTGGTTCCGATTCTAAAACGTGCGTTCTTACACTTATCCATGAGAGTCATCAATGACTTTGCCTTGAACAAGTGAGCCTCATCACCATACACTACATCAAACTGTTCAAACCACTTCTGTGGGAACTTGTAGATAGATTGCCATGTAGATATCACTACATCGGCGGCGTTTGATTTTTCTTTCCCACCGTAAATTCTGTGACAATGTTTTGCTACTTTGAATCCGTTGTGAGTGGAGTAGTCTCTAAAGTCACCATACATTTGTTCTACCAGTGAGGTGGTAGGAACTACGATCAATTGTTTTCTACCCAATGCTTGATGATATCTAACCAGTGAATAAATGATTAGTGATTTACCACTTGCAGTGGGTGACAGTAGTAAAGTTCTGCCTGAGTTGATACCCTCGTGAATCGCAGACTGTTGATAGTCTCTCGCTTCAATCGGTTTATTCTGACTGTGCAGTTTCAATGCACCACAAAACTCAGATACCTCATCCTTTGTTATCTTCTCACCAAAAGGTTCAAGATCAACTTGGACTTTGTATTCTAATTGTTTCGCAAACTCTAGTAAGTAAGGAACCAAACCGATATACAACTCACCCTTGTTTACATTGTAGAGTCGTATCTTACCATCCCAATATCTATTTCGATATGATGGCATAAACTTGGCGCCAGGGACTTCAAAGGTAAAGAAATCTGATATCTCTCTCCTTATGCCATCGTCTGCTTCCACATAAACGTGGACGTTATCTTTTTGTTTTACCCAAATCATATGAGGCCGGATTGTAACTTATTCCACTCCACTGCGTTTTTGATGTCCCATCCTCTACTATTTAAACTGCGTAGAACACGATCCAAAAAATCAACGGTTGTTTCTAGGTAGTAGACTTTATCCTGTTGTTTGATAACGTCTGGGTCACTGTCTAACTGATCTCTCATGTCAGATCGTAACACGGCGTTCTTTCTCCAAGGTTCCCATCCTAGTTGATCAAGTTCCTCTTTTGATAACTCACCCCGATAGTAGTCGGACTTGACACTCTCAAGTCGTTTCAAATCTGCGACTGCTTTGCGGAGTTGGAGTTTGGAATTTGAAAGAAGGGTTACATACTTTGAGTGTAACACGGGGGTTCTGGTAGATTCACTACCTAAGTCTAATTCATCAAGTTTACAATCCTCAGCCCATTGAGACTGAAGTTCAATCAATGTTGCCATAATAAATCCAAATTTTAACTCATAGGTCTAATAGTATATATGCGATATTTAAATGATGCGATTCCTACAAAGTAGGGTTGGTCTCCACCAGAAAGATCAAAGTCAAGTCCGGCGAGAGCAGTTGGAAAACAATCTTTGAAAATAATTTCTATCTTTGGATTGTCGTTTGAATCCAAGACAAACAAACTTGCGTCACTTACTTGTGCGAGAGCTTCCCGTTTATCTTTTCTTGCACTTGCAGTTCTCCAACTTTGTGTCTGGATGTAGTCTGTGTATTGTTGGTGTTTCTCTGGCGAACCCAATCCGATCATCCAATCATACAACTCTTTGTAGTTTGTCATGTCCTCTTGGATTAGGAATCGAATGTTTAGATCACCGAAAGCAATCTTATCGCCTGGGTATGGTATGTCAGAAAGCGGTGTGGTCTGAACAGGAAATCCCATACTGATATCTGGAATGTTTGCACCCTGACAGAAAAATGCGACATGTGGTATGTTATGCACTTGGAACTTAAAACCATTAGGCCGTAAGTAATCCAACTCACTACTTGATTGAGCAGTATTAAGACCTTGGTTTATTGCGATTGTCGGTGTATATGCCATACTTCTATTTATAAGAGATGAGAAAAGGGCAACGTAAAGTTGCCCTTCTTTTTACTTTATACTAAACTCCACTTAGAACCACGGTATATTCCAGATGTAGCAGGAACATTCTGTTGTCTCTGAGTAGGATCGTATTTAGCGCCACGATATAACATCTCTAAAGGCATCTCTGCCTTTTGAGTTATAGGTTCGTTATACTTAACGCCTCTGTAGTTTAGTTGTGTAGTCATATAACACCTCCTGTTTAGAAGATGCGTTCCTTCGGCGGAATTGCCTACTTCCGTCCACCGCTACATTTAGGGTG